CACTAAGACCGCACGAATATAATGGTGGGTTACCGCCAAACGAATCAGAAAACCGATACTGGAAAAACTCTAACGCGGTGGCCAGTTTTTGTTGACCACTTCAATATATAAACAGTAAAATTACAGGGGGAGGGGATTATGGGTGGCAAAGAGTTAGGCTACGATGTTGTCCATCGCGGTGTAAACCTTGAGAGGATTACGCCAGGCAAATGGATATTCATTCAACGAGCAAAGCTGTACGGAGGCGGGTGGTGGTTTGGGCGGGCTTACCATGACGTGTTCATGTTTGAGTTCGACCAACCCACCTCGCTGGGCAGGGGGATTGATTACATTATGGCGTACGGCAGCGTCTCGAAACTACCTCAATTCGATGACGATTTTCAGCTAGAACCGTGACGCAAAGTTTCTGCATTTTCACCGCATAGGTTATAATTACCATGCACAGAGCCTGAACCACTTTGTGCATGGAGTCTGAACAACTCCTCCGGCCCGAACAGCCTGACTCGTGTGTCATAGATGAGAACATATCTATGACGCAACATAACGCAACATCTCCCCTTTCACAGATGCTTAACGGCACCTGCGATTTCCTGCATTCTGCGCTCTCCTCTAAGGAGGGCGTATGACTCTGCCAGTAGACGGCATCAAACTCCATCGTGGCAACTTCGCAGCCATCGGTTCGCAGATTCAGCCATTGCTGGATGCTGGTCAGTGCTTCCGCCTTCAGGTTAAGCCATGGCGGGAGAAGCGCAGCCTTTCGCAAAATAGTCTCAGCCACGTTTGGTATGAGGAAATTAGCGACTACCTGATTAAATCCGGACGAACTGACGCTACTAAGGAATGGGTTAAGCGGAACCTAAAAAGGACTTTCCTTGGCTACGAAGATGTTGAATACACCGACTTCACTACTGGCGAGAAAACGGTTGAGCAGCAACTTCGACACACCTCCGATCTGGACACTGGCGACATGCATCACTACATGTGCCAGGTGGAAAGGTGGTGCGCACAGTTCGGTCTTGCTCTAACCATCCCGCAAAGTAGCGAGTTCCAAACGCTGCGCGATAAGCAGGAGGCATGATGCATAGTCCTCTTGCTCGCCTCATCGATCGTCACATCTACCGCGTGCGCAAAGAGAAGCGTAAGCCGCGGACTCTCGAATCCCAAATCCCAACCTTAGTCGGCTACACGGCGCGTCTTACTGATGTGCGGTGGCTGCGTCTTGCTGCGAGGAGAGCCAAATGAGCGAAGCACCACTGAACAATCCAAAATTTAAAAAGGCTCTCGAATTGGCTAAGTGGGCTCTTGAAAAGGATGATGAAAGTCTCTTTGAGTATGTAGCCCAAGTTATGGATGCGTGCTATCGACTCGGATACATAGCAGCAACCAAGAAAGCTAACGGGGAGGTAGAGAAAAATGCCTAATCTCCCTCGCCGCAAGTGCAAAGTGTGCTCCGCCTGGTTCATACCCGCATATGCCAATATCCGTTGGTGCTGCCCTGAACACGGCACTATCTACGCTCTCGAACTCCGCGCAAAGGAGAAAGTGAAAGCGGAGGCTAAGCGCATTAAGGCGCAGCATGAGGCTGAGAAGGCAGGGCGGGAGCGCCGGCAGAAGATGCGCGAATCCTTCAAGACTAAAGCGCAGTGGGACAAGGAAGCGCAGACGGCTTTTAACCGGTACATTCGGATCCGCGATGAGGGGAAGGAGTGCGTTAGCTGTGGTTGCGTGCTCATGGGGAAAGGGAATTACCTGACCGGCAGCGCCATCGATGCCAGCCATTACCGCTCGCGCGGTGCAGCTTCACATCTCAAATTTAACGTTTTCAACGTGCATAGCGCTTGCACTCAATGCAATCGCCAGCTCAGCGGAAATGCCGTTGAGTACCGCATCCGTCTTATCGATCGCATTGGCCTGGAACGCGTCGAGCGCCTTGAGTCTGACAATGAGCCGCGCCGATTCGAAATCCCATACCTGCAACGCATCAAATCCATATTCACCCGCAAAGCCCGGCAGCTTGAGAAGCGCCGCGCCCGTCAACAGGAGCACGCAGCATGAGCAAAATACAGTATCCAATGACTACCGCGGCTGTCTTTGATGACGTGGCGTATCCGATCCATCTTGATGGCGCTGACCAGATAGAGCGAGAGGTATCCGGTGCAATCAACTGGTTTTGTCGCTGGAACAATGAGGAAAAGGCCGTAGTGAAAGCGCATGTCCTGTTCAGTTGCTGGGGCCAATACCTGACACACGAGCAACTAATGGCGGAGGTCGCATGAGCATCGAAACCATTTACTGCATCGGCTACGTGGCTCTCATCGCCGCGCTAGTGTGTTGCGACTTCCTGTATAGCCGGAGGGTGGCGCAATGAACCGGCCTGACATCGAGCGCTACCAGCGTGAATCTATCCTCCGCGCCGGATTTGACATCAACAGACGCGGCCCCGGTGGCACAGCACAGCAGATTATCCGCAACAGTGAGCGCCGCAAGGCAGAGAGCAAGAAAAAGCAGGAGATGCCAGCATGAAACTTGAGTTAACCACAGAGCAATACCGCTGGATTGATGGCTGGCTCCAGTTGTGGGGGGCATGGGTTCAGACCGGGCGCATCGATAAGTCGATGATCAACATGATTGCAAAATTCATGGCTACCGTTGAGCCACAGCAGACAAGCCGCCCTGTATGCAGCGACGATGACGGCATGCTGATAAGCCAAGTTATTGGGTCTCACCTGAAGGCAATTGACGAAAACGCCTACAGGGTGTTGCTGGCGTATTACGTGTACCAGTCCAGCGAAATCCGGATCGCCTCATGGCAGCACGCAATAGCCTGCCCTCGACTGATGAAAACACGCGGAGGCAACCAGTATAAGAAGCCCAGCATCTCAACTATAAGGCGTGAAGTGAAAGACACACTCAACGCCGCGCTATTCTGCCTGCATCAACCAATGCAAAAAGCGTTCATCGTTCGCGATAATGCGAAGAAAATCTCAAAAAATGTTGTTAACGAGCTTGCTTTTTAATGAACAAATGAGCAGAATAAATCGTATATGTTGCCATTGTTGTGTGTGACATGACATTTTGAATGAATAGAGCCACTGGTTAACCCCGGTGGCTTTTTTATTTGCCTGTAGCTAAGCGGTAAAGCACCCAACTCATAATTGGATGATCGCTGGCTCGAATCCAGCCGGGCGAACCAAATCCCAGCCAGGGTATCTTCGGTCACAGAGCCGGCATTGCTTCACCCTCAGCTTGCCAGCCTCGCGCTGGCTTTTTATTCGCGCCCATCCAGACAGCTAACCACTTATCCCTTACCGCACTGGATGAGGCGCTTTCCCATGACTAACACAGCACCGACCCTGTACAGGCGGAGGTGGAGATGAAACGTATGCCGGACAAAGACGCTGGTTTCTGGGCGAGTCTTCTATCCTGGTTGTATGCCCATAAAAACGAATCGGGATACGCAGGTCTTGCCGGTGTAATGGCGATCCTCCGCGCGACGTATATCGGCAAAGAATCATGGCCCCGGCGTTTTCTGGACGCCGCCATGTGCAGCCTGTTTGCTTTCTTTTTACAGCCAACGCTTCAGGTGATTGGATCTGTTTTTAACTGGAATTTCAGCGAAGACACAACGCGCGTAGCAGCGGTGTTTATCGGCTTCCTGGGTGTTGATTACATCTCAACAAAAGTACGCCGCCAGATTGATAAGCGGCTCGGGGGTACTGACGATGCTCAAAGCCAGTGAATTCCAGCGGGCAACCGGAGTCAGCAATGCTCTGCGTGATGCATGGCACCCACACCTTGTGGCCGCCATGGAGAAGTATCAGATCAATACACCGTTGCGACAGGCGCATTTTCTTGCGCAGGTTGGGCATGAGTCAGGAGGCTTTACAAAGGTTTCTGAAGGTCTGAACTACAGCGAATCGGCATTACTCTCACTATTCGGTAAGCGCATCACACCGACGCAGGCGAAAGCTTACGGACGCAATGCTGAACATGCTGCAAACCAGACGATGATCGCCAACATCATTTATGCCAACCGAAACGGAAATGGTGATGTGAAATCCGGTGATGGGTATCGCTATCGTGGTCGTGGTCTGATCCAGATTACCGGGCGTGCAAATTATGCTGCGCTCGTTAAGCAACTCGGCGTTGATGTAGTGGCAAACCCTGACTTGCTAACCGGAAACAAGCTGGCGGCTGAGTCTGCCGCAGCCTGGTGGAAAAATCACGGCCTGAATGAGATTGCTGATTCTGATGATGTTAGCCGCATCACCCGGATCATTAACGGTGGTACTAACGGACTGGACGACAGGAAATCCCGCCTCACAAAGGCTAAGGGGATTCTATGCTCAACATAATCAGCTTCATCCGAAATTACTCTCACATCATCGTCATTGGTCTGATCTGCGTAGCCCTCTGGGGGCTAAACGCCAGAAACGGCCAGCTCACTGCAACTAACGAGCGCCTCGAAAAACTGGCTAACGACAAAGACAACCAGATTAACGATCTGCGCTCGAAGAATGACGGCCTGGCTGCCAGTGTGGGCGAGCTGGTTACCGCAGTTCGCCAGCAGAACGAGGTCATGTCACAGGTCGCTGAGCAAAGAGCAACGACAGCACAGCTAAACAGGAAGCTTCAGGATGAAATTAAGGCCTACCTCGCAGCGGATACATGCGCTGCTTCCCCTGTTAACAGTAATGCTGTTGACCGCCTGCGCGCCGCAGCAAAAGCCGCAAGTGGAGTACCAGGTAATAAAGCAGCCGACGCTAAACCTGCCGGCAGACCTGACAAGTCAGATTGATGTGCCTGAACCGCCCGCAATGATGACCTTTGGCGCAAGCGTGGAATTAAATGCTCAGCTCTACGGAGTTATCGGCCAGTGCAATATTGACCGGGCGGCCATCAGGAAAATAGAAGCTACCAGATCGCAGTGACAACCCGCACGAAGATTCCAGATCTGCAACACAGCAATATCAGCCTCGCGAATGCGGGGCTTTCTTTTTAGGGGGTGGAGATGGATATAAGCAAAAGTGAAGTAGACAGGTTGTTTATCTATAACTCCGAGACTGGCAGCCTTTATTGCAGAGTGCCATTTGGAAGAAGGAAAGAGGGCGACCCTTTAGGATTTGTGTCTAATGGTAGAGTGGTTATATCCCTGAATAACAATCACTATCTAGCCCACCGGATCGCCTGGATTAGCCTTCATGGTGAAATCCCACCTGGTAAGTATATTGACCACATTAATGGCAACCCTCTCGATAACTCCATAAAAAATCTAAGGCTTTGCACTCATCAGCAAAACATGATGAATCGAAAGATGCACAAAAATAACTCAACTGGTTTGAAAGGAGTTTACTTCGACGGAAGTAGGTCTGGGCCAAATAAATGGAGGGCTCAGATAAGAGTTGAAGGGAAAAAGGTTAGCGTTGGCCGATTCGCTACAAAAGAAGAGGCTCATTCGGCTTATCTGAAGGCATCACAAAAATACCATGGGCAGTTTGCTCCTTCATCAGCACGTTAACACGCACCCCCGCGCATCTCACGCGCACTTCACAACGAGAGCCTTTCAGTAAGCGAGCCTGAGAACAGCCGTTATAGGTGGCGACCTCTCTCGGGCGGCTTTTCTGTGAGACAGGCTCACTTTCTAAAAGGTAAAAACATGAAACGGTTACCACTGAAAACGGTAATGAACAGCCTTCGCATTGTCACGCTTGAGTGTGGCTATGAACTCCATAACGCTGCCGGTACCGCCAAATATGATGCGTGGGGCGTTCGGGGGGAGGTGCACGGCATCCCAGAGTATTTCCCTGTCACTATCTCGCTCAAAGGGCCTGACTTTGCAGCACCAGATACAAATGAGACCAGCTCTGAGAAGATAACCGAGCCGAGCCTGGGTGACCTGCTGGCAATGCAAAAAGCTATAGCCGATCAGCTTGACCACTTTAAAGGCTGTTGGGAGCAGCGCCTGGGCACATCGTCAGAAGGTAAGACTGCGGTGATCATGTTGTCAGATCGCTACACAGCTATTGGCGGCGGCTATACACCTGAAGAGATAAGCGCAGCGGTGGAACACATCAAGCACAGGCGTCTGACGAAGGAGCTTGGCAAGGAGCTCGCTGATTTATCTCCGTTTACCATTAAAGACGGAGAGGTGTTCATCAAGGATGCTTTCATCGGCAATGGCATTACGTCAGCTAACTGGTCAATGAAGGTAAACACCGACGAGAACGGCCGCCGTTACGCTGCTGGTATGGGTGTTGCTGTCGAGGATGGCAAAGAGCAGGTTGCTTTTAAGGCTGACCGGTTTGCTGTTACCGCCGCGGCTCAGAGCATAATCGAAAACGCACAAGCAATAATGACTAATGCCAGTATTACTGCCACTGAGTTAAAGCCCCGCCTCTCTGATGAGATGCGTGACGCTGTCATTGACGCCATACGCGAGAGCGATGTGTTCAAGGCGCTGCAGGCGTCGCAAGATGCTCAGGCCTCGGCACTTGTCGCCATGCAGCAGGCGATTGAACAGACCGCAACCGATGCTATTCGCAATGCTATGAAGCCCGGCGGTCTGCTGTATCGAGGCATTTGATGGTATGGCTCACGACATTACACAGCGCCCATATCCGCCGCCCCTGTTCGTAGACAACCCCGACTTCAAACCATACATCCGCATCATTCCTGCTGAAGGCCTGCAAGAATGGCTGCATGCCGAGATCCTCAGCGACGACGGCAATCTGCATAACCCTGACCATACTCACCTGCTGGAGGCCGATCTGTGTTTCCTCTGGGCGTCGAATGCGTTCGATAAAAGGGGTCGATCCGTACTGGGCCAGGCGGAAGAGGTAATGATGCGCGCCGGAGGCTGGCAAAAGGCCAGGATGGAGCAGCAAATGTATGAATGGTTCGGACGCATCCCCGACTTCATCATCACCCTGGCGGCAGATTACTGCGCTCAGTGTTCGGATCTGGAGTTCTGCGCGCTGGTGGAGCACGAGCTCTATCACATCGCCCAGGAGACGGATGAGTTTGGCGCGCCCAAGTTCACACGGGAAGGGCAGCCGAAGTTGAAACTGCGTGGACACGATGTGGAAGAGTTTGTCGGCGTCGTCCGGCGCTACGGAGCCAGCCAGGATGTGCAGGAGCTGGTGGACGCGGCGAACAGGCCTGCGGAGGTTGCCCATCTTGATATCGCCCGGGCATGTGGAACGTGCCTGCTGAAGCTGGCTTAAATTTTGACTGATTATGACAGGCAGGTAACCAATGGCGGCATTAAAAGGAGAGGTCAAAGCCTTTATCGTCCAGTCGTTAGCCTGCTTTGATACGCCCACTCAGGTAGTCGAGGCCGTCAAAAAAGAGTTTGGCCTTACGATCACCCGTCAGCAGGTGGAATCACACGACCCGACAAAAGCGAACGGAAAAGGCCTGGCGCAGAAGTGGGTGGACATGTTCAACGCCACCCGTGACCGTTTTCAGAACGAAATCTCTGATATCCCGATCGCCAACAAAGCTTACCGGCTGCGTGCGCTGGATCGTATGGCGACCAAAACAGAGGGGATGAAGAACTTTGCGCTGGCATCCCAGCTAATCGAGCAGGCTGCCAAAGAAGTGGGCGACGCCTACACCAATAAGCATAAGTTCGAGCATTCCGGGCCGAATGGGGGCGCTATCGAGACAGTCACCATGAACAAAGACGATTACAAAGCTGCGCGGCGGGAGATGCTGGAGGATGACGACTGCTGAGCAAAAGCTTTTCGCCCGCCGCGTTGAGTGCGTGGAGGACGGACTATATTACGCGCGCTACTTCTTCAAACAGCGCACCGGCGGCAAGATGATCGTCGCGCCACATCACCAGGTGATCCAGCAGACGCTGGACAGGGTGATAGATGGCGAAATTCAGCGTCTGATTATCAACGTCCCGCCTGGGTACACAAAAACCGAGCTGGCAACGATCAACATGATGGGGCGCGGGCTGGCGCTCAACCAGCGTGCTCGCTTCATGCACCTGTCATACTCCCACCAGCTGGCACTGCTTAACTCGTCTACCGCGCGCGGCATGATCAAATCGCAGGCCTATCAGGCCATGTGGCCTATGTCGCTGCGAGATGATGCTGATAGCAAGGCGATGTGGTGGAATGAGTTCGGCGGTGGCGTCTATGCATCCTCCGCCGCTGGTCAAGTAACGGGCTTCCGCGCCGGGCACATGGAACCCGGCTGGCAGGGCGCGCTGATTATTGATGACCCGGTAAAACCGGACGACGCTTACTCGGAGATTGTCCGCGACGGCGTTAACAACCGCTTTAACGAAACCATCAAGTCACGTCTGGCGATCGAAACGACACCGATGATTGTGATTATGCAGCGCATTCACTATCACGATCTGAGTGGTTACCTGCTGCGTGGCGGCTCTGGCGAAAAGTGGCATCACCTCAATCTGCCGGTGCTCATCGATAACAGCCAGGCGTATTCGGCGCAGTACCCGGAGAACTCCCACGCTATCCCGATAGATCATGGTCTGCCTGATGGCTGGCTCTGGCCGTTCAAGCACAACGAGACACACCGCGTCTCCCTGTTCTCGCACCGGCGCACCGCCGAGGCGCAGTACATGCAGAAGCCGCGGCGTTTCAATGCAGAGGGTGCGCTGTGGAATGAGGCGATGATAAGCGCCTCCCGCGACCTGCAGATCCGTTTCGACAAGGTTCGCTCGGTAGTGGCCATCGACCCGCAGGCAACCAACAGCGATGAAAGCGACGAATCCGGCATTGTGGCAGCCAGTGCGTATGGTGCTGGTGACAAAAAGCAGTTCTCTGTTGATGGGGACTACAGCGGCAAGTATTCACCGGCTGGCTGGGCCAAAAAGGCCATGTGGGCTTACGATGAGCATGAGGCCGATGCGATCGTTATCGAAACGAACCAGGGCGGCGATATGGCCGAAGAAACGCTGCGTAACGCCGGGTATAAGGGCCGCATCATCCGTGTCCATGCAAGTAAGGGGAAATACGCCCGGGCAGAGCCGATATCTGCGCTTTATGAGCAGGGCCGCGTTGCGCACAACGGTAATCTCTATGTGCTGGAAAATCAGTTGATGGAGTACGTGCCGGCCACCGCTAAAAAGTCGCCTGACCGTCTCGACGCAGCTGTTTATGCGCTCACCGAACTCGGCGGCGCGCAGCCGATGGGCATGATGATTCCCAAACGGCTTCAGGGTAGATAAACTGAATGTAGTGAATGCGCAAGCTGATGCGCTTCGGGATCTAGCCAGGTAAAAATATGCCAAAACAAAATAAAATAATTATGCATCCACTGCTGGTTATTGATGAATGGCGAAAGGGATGCAGTTGCGCGATTAACACAACCGCTGGCGAAATGGGCCACCCCTCGCTTTGCTCTGTATGTACTGACGCTGCCATGCAGGCTATTGAACAATGGTTTGCAGAAAATCCGCAGTGGAAACCAGCAGCTACACCAGCAGTGGAGCCAGAAGAGGACGAAGGCCTTGATCCACTGTTCAATGAAGCTGTCCAGTTTGTTTTGACCTCCCGAAAAGCATCTATTTCTGGTGTGCAGCGTGAGTTCCGGATTGGTTATAACAGAGCTGCGCGGATCATTGAACAAATGGAAGAGCTGGGTGTTGTCTCACAACCTAATGCTAATGGGAACAGGGATGTTTTGCCGCCCGCTCCTGGTGAAATGTAATTAGCAGTTATCGAACACAGACCGCCTCCGGGCGGTTTTTTATTGCCTGAATCCACAAAACGGACCCCAGCATGAACAATAATCTTCAACTGGCCGTCAACCATGCGTTGGCCGATGCCAGCCTTGCGCGCGCCCGGATGCTGGCGGCTAACCCGACAATGGGGCTGGATGCCAAGCGCAGCACGGCGTGGTGCGAGTACGGCTTCAAAGAGGATTTGACCTTTGACGACCTCTATAGACTCTACCGGCGCGGCGGCATCGCTCACGGCGCGGTGCGCAAAATTACCAGCACCTGCTGGCTCAGCAACCCGGAGATCATCGAGGGGGAGAAGACCGACGAAACCCGCAAAGTAACTGCATGGGAGAGCAAGGCGAAAGCCGTCTTTACCCATCGCTTCTGGCGCACCTTCGCTGAAGCTGATTTGCGGCGGCTGGTGGGCCGCTACTCCGGCATCCTGCTTCACATTCGCGACGATAAAGACTGGAATCTCCCCGCCACGAAAGGTCGCGGCCTGGAGAAAATCACTGTTGCTTGGGCGGGCGCGCTAGTGCCCTCTGCATGGGATACTGGCCTGAACTCCCGTACCTACGGGCAGCCGAAGATGTGGCAGTACGTTGAACGCCTGCCGAACGGCAGCACCCGGCGCGTGGATGTGCATCCCGATCGCGTGTTTATCCTCGGCGACTATTCAGCGGACGCAATCGGCTTTCTGGAACCAGCCTATAACGCGTTCGTCAGCCTGGAGAAAGTGGAGGGCGGCATCCGCCTGTCTTAGTGCGCTTATCCTTCACGCTCAGCAGGCCAGGGAAATATTCAGGGTAGCCGGTAACTTTAATGCGGCGGCCTTTGAGGTTGTACTCAGCAGAGCCAGCAGGGCTTTTGATGATCATGCCGCTGTCGGTCAGAACGACACGCATGCCAAGCATCGCCTGCTGCGGCGATAAGTATTTCATTCGGGTTTCCTTTTAGATCTGA